TTAGTGTGAATTGAACATATCGCGCTGGTTTTGGGCGATTATTTGGGCATGGATGCGTTTGAATATGCGGTACACGGAGCGCTCGGAGATATCAAACTGCCGGGCGACTTCCGAGTGGTTCCTACCATTACACGCCTCATAGATTGCCAGGGCGCGCTCTTGTGATTTGTGGGTGTAATCCTTCGGTATATAAAGCTGTTGGCCGCCAAAGTTGGCAACGATTTTGGCGGTTACCTCGGCAGCTGCAATCTCTGCCTTAGCATCAGCTATATTCAGCTCGCGCAATACCAACGCCACCTGGGATGACAGATCATCCAGGAACGCCGCGCGGCGAGACTCCATAGCTGAGTTCTTCATTTATATACCTACCTCTCCAGCCAGGACTTTAGCGACTCAATAACCACCGCAGCCTGCCTGCCGTCCAGCCACTGCAATTGGTCTACCTTGGTCAGCCTGGCTACGTATTTGGCTAGCGCTTGTTCGGATGGATCACGTACCTTTTTAGCCGTGTGCAAACTGAGCCACAAGTGACGAATCAGTTTACTTTGTGGGTCGTCTGCCAGTTTGCGTTGCGGGTTGGCGGTTTTTGGAACAACCACAAAACCCTTTGCCTTCAGATGTTCCAAAACGATATTCAGTTTTGGAACACTTAACTTCGCAACACTCCTTGCTCCTTCCAATTGAGGGATATTCGCCAGCATCTGGCGATAACTATCATCATCCATACCCAATTCAGTCGCACCGATGTGAATTAGCTGGATTAGACGCGCACGTTGATCAGAGCTTGGGGATGCCATTGCTACCTCCAGTTGTCGCCCAAGAGCGATCAGTTAACTGCTCGCGCATGCTGCTGGTCTTTGTTGATGCCGATTGTTGGTTCTGAACCTTGTAGCGCACATGCTGGATAAAGCGGCTGTTCCAAATGTTGCTGATATCACCGCGATCCATCCAATACAGAATGAACTCAGGCAGTTGATCCTGGGCGAACTGGTGACTAATGCCCTCGCGAGCCAGGATATCGAACGCACGCTGCAGCGGTTGCCATGCGCTGTACATAATGTGCATCGATTGGCCCTTGGCAATTTCAACTTCATGACGACGCCATTCATGCATAACGTGCTTCATGAATTTTGAATTCCATGCGTGATGACGAATACCGCGCTCGCTCCAATAGACTCGAAACTCTAATACCTGATTGAGCGTAAATTCGCGGCTAATACCGTTTTGTGCGAGCAGCTGCACGGTAGCGTCTTGCGGTTGCCAATCGTTAGGAATCACGTTTTTCACAATTAACCCCGATGCTCTATTGCCGTACGTTGATCAGCACCCATAGCTTTATGAAGGCTTGCTGATTTCGCCGCGCGGTGGCCTGCATAGCGTGCATCTACATCACGTGCATTTCTTTTGCGCGGCTTCATGGGCGTGGTGGTTAGGTCTGGATAGGTTTTGGTTTTGTATGCCTCAATTTGCATAACAACCTCTTCATCAGCACCAGCAAAATCCGCGATCAAGCGGTATACGGAATTTACCCAGGCATCCGCAAATTCATCGCCACGGCGACGCTTAGTTGATAATTTGCAGCGCGTAAGTGAACCGACATATTCAGTGCGCGCTTTCTTCAATTGGCGAGAGAGAACATCAAATGCATAGCTTGATAACTCAGGGTAACTATCAATACCAATAAAGCGAAACTGAACACCTTTCCAAGTTTCAACACCAATAAACTCGCAACCAAATGCACCAGCAGAAACATGAGCCAGCTTCCACGCCCAGGTAGGAGGTTTCGCACTAATAAGTCTGGATGATTCAGTTACCACTGATGCTTGCACATCGGCGAATTCAATGTTGTGTAACTCCATGAGCTTGCGGGCTTGACGCAACGCTGTTTGCGCTTCATTAGCGTTGGATGATTTAGCCAATGCTAGGCACTTTTTAATTTTGTCTAAAATCTTATCGTCTGCCATCTCATCTACCCCCATTAAACAACCGATCACGCTCCGCAAAGTACTTCGCACACTCGGCACAATGTTCGGTACCGGCGACAACTTCACGGCGCTTTTCTTCAATCGGATCGCCACACTCAGTGCAATCAATCGGACGAACGGTTACAACTCTTTGAACACGATTAGCCAAGGTGCGCGCGATAGCTTCTTCGGCGGTTTGGTTTGCTACATCTACAATGTCACTCACCGCTATTCCCCATATTTCGATTCAAGAAAGGTCGCATATTCCATATTTTTTTCAGCTAACAGTCTGCGTGAGTCATCTGCACGATATGGCACGTCAACATCCAGTTGAATCAGCTCATGCAATAACTTGTTGGCTTCACGAAGTGTTTTTGCACATTTGAGAGCAACAGTTTTTTTGTCTCTTTTCGCCATCTCACACCACCTTCGGCTTAGGGCTGAATTTCGCGCAAGATGAATTTTCATTTACTCGGAATTCGCAAAGGTTTGAGTAGGTACAAACCTTGTGCCACATCCGGTCAACGTAGTTGTCATCTACTTCTTTTTGATGCTTACAATTCGCGCAGCGAGGCGTTGTTTCTACAAAGCCCATAGCCTTCTTTGTTTCATTAGTGAGGTCAGTATTGCTCATCTCACACCGCCGCAATATCAAGTGGGATTTGTTTGTAACGGTCGGTCTGACCGATACGCTCATACACGCGGATGTAAGTTTTTGAGCCAACCACCTGCAGTGAATCGGCAATTGCATCCATCGCGTTTTTCCAGCGGATATCGTTGATATCGTGGCGGCGCAATGCGAGCACGCGGTTGGTGCGCAGTTCGCCTTTTTGGTCCGTACGGAAAGCATCATTAACGATGGTGACTAAGCCAGGGTGAGCACCTTTGCTCCAGTCAGCCAAGCATTCATCAATCAAGGCTTTAGCCGCTTGCAAGCGTTCATCGAACACCACGTTGTCGGCATTCGCTTTGATGATTTTGTATTTGCCGTCAAAACTGGTGAGGGTCACGTTGCCTTTTTTACCGCCGCGTTTTACGCCGTACTGCTCGCTGGACAAATCAACAAACGATTCGATATCGCCGTAGATTTCAGCTTTCAGCGTGACCAATTCATCGCGTTTAACTTTGGCTTTATTAACAATCTCCATCACCAAATCATCACGCAACAAATCAATTTTTTTGATGGCGTCAACCGGGCGCAATGCGCCCGTTCCATCTTCCTTATATCCGTCTGGTACCTGAGTCATACTTACCTCCGTTGATCGTTAAGGTGCGAACTCAGGCTCAGCGTTGCAGCCACTTTGCTCGCGTTATTACATTCATCCTGAATCGCACGCAGCGCGCTGCATGCTTCTGGATAGCTATTTGATTCAACTGCTTTGGTCAGCTTTGCCATGTGGATATTCATCAAATTCATGGCGGCTGAGAGGTCTTGCTTTTGATAGCGTTGAACGTCCATTAGTGCACCTGCTGCGCGGATTGGCGCGCGTCAAAATAAGGAACAAACCACTGCACAAGTACGCCACAAAGCTTTATTTCTTTTTTCAGATAAAGCCCCCCTTTCCCCCAACGACTCCACGGTCAATTCCGTGGAGTCGTTTTACTGAGGGGTGGTACTTCAACAACACTTGCGAACACACATCGGTAACGTTTATTGCTTGCACCGAGAAACCTTCTTTTTCCAACGCATCTACACATGCAACTACGTTGAAGGCTTGCAGCGCCAGCGGCGATTTTTGTTTTTCCATCACACCACCTCATCAATAATCGATGAATCAATCACCGGCACGCCGATGTTTGCGGCTGTGTTCATTGCTGCCAAAATGAAATTCCCAATCGCGAGCGGATAAAGTTGACTTTCACCCGCGCGTGAAACCAAGCGTTCAGCAATTCGAGTAATGCCGCTTTGGTCGATAATGTTCTCCACCTTGGCACCCACGCGTGCAAAGCGGTGGCGTAAAAAATCCTCAACCAATTCAGGGCGCATTGGGTTTAGGTTTACTACTTCGCAGCGTTGAACTACTTCGCGGACATCGGCATTACGCTCGCTGAGTTTGATTTTTAGTTCAGGCTGGCCAATGATGATTACACTCACTAAAGGTGTGAAACCTATGCGCAATTCCAGGATGCGTTTTAAATGGCGCAGCGTAGTAATGGGCATGGAGTGGGCTTCTTCGATCACAATGCAGTTGCTGTAACCGCTCTTGTGGCTTTCAATCAGCGCGTTATGAATTTGACGAAAGCGAGCCTCCGGCCCAATGCGAACGGGTGAATTAGGTGCGAGCGTGCGCAAGATGGATTCAGCCACGTGGGCTGACTTCAACATGGTGCCCCGGCTCTCGGTTTCTTCAGCGGCAAGCACATAAGGTTTAATCAGCGTGATGGGTAAGTTCTCATCGTTGATGCGCTGTTCAAGGTCAGTCGCAATGATGGATTTGCCGCTGCCGCTTTCACCAATAACCGCTAAAAAACCGCCGTGTTTTGCAGTGGTAAACATGCATTCGCGCACGTAACGAATATCAGGACTTACCCACATATCCTCTGCACAGCTCAAATCGGTAAACGGGTTGCGCATCAAACTAAAATGGCGCTTTGCTTCAGGTGTTAATGACTGGCGGCTTAACAGCATATGGTCGTCCTCCTCGGACTTTTTATCGGTATCTTTAGGGGTTAACGCTTTGGGTATTGCTTGTAGGTGCTTCATCGGTTCCGCTTCCACCACATCAAAAACAGAATCATTTTCTGCGTTGTGCTGTTTGAGGAAAGCAAGAATTTTTTCACGCAGTTCGTTGCGCTTGGTTTCGGTTTTTGGCCACAAACCGTGGTTAAGCAATTGCGCAATCGTGGCGTCGCTCACGTTGCAGTGAATAGCAAGGGCCGTTTGTAGTAGCCCCAGTTCGTTCAATGTTTTCTTTAAAGCAAGCATTTTTGTAACTCCGAATATTTACGGGCAACTACGCTATGCCCTAGCAGCCAATTGGCTATTTAATTAAACGCAGCGGTGCGGCTTGCACTTGCTGCAGTTGTTGGACGATGCCGTCCAATTCGTCTTCAGGAACCCCATCGGGGTATCGTTGTTTTAACCACGCAAAATGGTCTGAACCTTTCCAGGTATTACCCATTTTTGCGATGAGTTTTTTCGCAGCCGCCGCGTGAGTAAGCGGTTTAAATTCCATGGTCGGTGCAACTACATCACTCGCGGTACCGCGCTTGGGCAGGTAATCCACCAGTGCTGTATCGGTAATATTTTTCATCGGGTCTATGCGGCCACCAAATGGCACTTTTTTGGATTTACGGTTTGCCTTGGCTTCCTCATCGGTGTCGGCTTCCATAACCAAGCGTTCAACTGCCTTGCGGTTTTTGTCAGTGGCAGAATCGGCATGGCGCTTATAATCCTCACCAAATACCGGTGCATCCATGGGGAAACCAAAGTCATCTTTTTTGATGGGCTCAATCACATGAATGATTTTTTTACCGTCACTGTCCGCCGTAATTAATTGAATGCTGCCGTCATCCCGCCATGGGTTTATCGTGACCAATACGCGCTCTTTCACTTCAACGCCTGGCACAGCTTTTACGCTGTACTCTTTGCCTTTAAAGTCGATAGTTAGCTGCGCTGTAACAACGCGCGGCTCGGGAGCGGAATAGCTCAGTTCACGCATAACAGCGGCAGGTGGCGCGATAATTAATTGCGCTTCGGTGATGCGTGCCCACGCTGAATAGCGAGTTTCTTTAGTGCGAGAATGTACTTGGGTTGAGTTGTACCAGCGCATCCACGCCCAACCACTTACATTCAGTTCCTCTATGCAGGTGGGCGGCTTATCCATCATTTTTATGCGATGTTCGAATTCGCATTCCACAATGTCATTCGCTTTTTCCACCTGACCTTTTGCCCATGGCTGGCCAGGCTGATTCACTTGCAAATGAATGCTTAATGCTTCGCACAGGTTTTTAAATACAGCACCGGTGTTGGCGCTGCCTGGGTCAACCATGACCATGGTAGGTATGCCATGCACGGGGTCTTTGGGGTGGCGTTTTTGTGTAGCCGCAATAAAACTGTCCACCAAGTTTTTGCCGGTCTCGGCGCCTGGCACGTAGTGAACATAAATCCAACCGCTAGCGTGGTCGCTTATCACGTAGCGCCACACACGTTCTTTTTCTACGCGAATAATGTTTTCAGGTTTATTTTTATAAAATTCTTTTTCGCTCATTACTTGCAGCGCTTCACCTTTTTTGGTGGGCAGGTAATACAGCACACAAAGTGATGGGTCTATTTGCCATACGTGGTTTGGATGCAAACTGGCCATGGTCATTTTTGCCGTTGGCTTGTTCAGTTGCTCTGGGTGCAAACGAAATTTGTAGAGCGCACGGCTCACAGCATCAACGCTCATTAAGCGCACTTCGCCAGTGTTTTTATCCACACACTCCGCACGAATTTCATTATTCGCGCGCAGTACTTCCAGTGCAGATTTAACGCTGGCTAAACGCTTCTCATTTTTACGGGCACTCTCAACCATATAAGCGCTAATGATTTTTGCTTCATCAAAGCTCAGGCTGCTGGTACCTGCATCGCTGCGTTGCTTACGGGTTTTCACAATGACGACCTCTTTTAATTTTCGACGCAGTGTCGCCAGCGACATGCCCATATGTTCCGCTGCTTGCTGATAAACGGCGTTCTTCTGCCCGTGACGCGCTGCCTCGGCAGCGCGGGCAACGGACTGTAGAGCCTCTATCATGGCGGGATTCATTACTCTGCTTGCTCCCACTCCAAACCTTGGCCACCAAATTCATCGCGCAGCAATTTCACGGCGTCGTGCAGCATTTGAATTTGTGCATCAATAAAGGCTTGATGATCGTCGCCGTCGTGGTCTACCAGTGCTTGCAAGGCGGTAAAAAAATTAGTGCGAATGTCTTGATCAATACTGGACTGCTGTGCGGCAATTTCAGTGCGCAGTTGTTTTGTGTGTTCATCAACAGGAAGCTTTTTAAGCAGTGCCGCTTTTTCTTGCAGTTGCGCAATACGCTTTTGGTTTTTTGCAGCGACTTCATCTTTTGCTTCAAGATTTTCTTTGGCTTCGCGGAGTGCTTTGCGTAACTCGCGCGAACTCATACGGTCGATATCGTCCAGGGACATACCCGCGACGGTGCCGCCATCAGCAAGCTCAGCTAAGGCATCGTCATCTTCTGTCATCAGCTCGAACAGTTTTGTTTTGCCCAAAAGCGCCAGCGCTGGCGCTTTTGATTGAAGTTTTGGCGAAAGGTATTTAATGGCGCTTTGCATCATGCGCTGGGCAGTGCGCTCAGGCAGAGAAAGCTGTTCGCGCACAATGTTTTCAAAATCACCATGTGGTTCATGTTCTTTAAGAATCACTAAACGCTTGCCAGCCTCAAGCATGGCTTCAGCACTTTGCGCCATATAAAAGCGAGTCTCATGCACAACACGGCTGCGGTCATACGGCAGCCCCTCGCCGTAGGCATTCATAATTTGCAGCGAGTGCTCGCTCATTTGCGAGCCAGCTGTTGCAATCTGAGTCGCCTGCTCATTTGAATATTCCTGAATATCCTGTGCGGTTATATGGCTAGGTGCTCTTCCGCGTTTTTTCTCAGTCATGATTTTCTCCGGTAGTTATTAGCGCGCGCCTGCTTGAACGCGCTGATTAAGTTCATCAATGCGCTGTTGGGCGCGGTTGATTTCGTTAGCGTGAGCTGTTGCGATTTGCAGCATCATCACGCCGTGTGCATAAAGGCCACTGGGAAGTTTTGTGGCTAGTCCCGCTTCTATTAGCGTGTTGAGGCAGCGGTTTATGGTGCTCGGGCTTTCGCCCAGTGCTTTTGCCAATTGGCCATTGCTCAGTCCGGTTAATGAGTGCCCCCTTAGTGCCATAAGCACTTTCAAAACTTTTGCGCCGCTGTCAGTGGTGCGCCCTTTGTCGTTACTCATGCCGCCACCGCCTGTAAAAACTCATCCAGCTTTTCCATGGTTGGCTCATCGATAATCACGCTGGCGTTGTCATCCAGTTCCAGCACGAATGGATGCTGTTTGTTGGTTTCATCCATCGTGAGAACCGCTTTACTTGCCACTACGCAAACACTTGAAACGTCAGATTCGAGAGCGAATTGGGTACCGGACATCGCAAGTGCGGTCAGCGTCCAGGTCATGCCTTTCACGTCTTTAAACGCATGTGGTTGGTTAATCATTGCTATCTCCTAAATCCAGCTGCGGCTGGTTGTGTTGCTCCACGTTGCCCCGGTGCCATGCCAGGTTTTCCAGGGCGTTGTTAACGGCGGCCAGCGTTGCTTCCACTTCGGCCTTACCGCTGTAAAAATCCATCAGTGCACTCACGGTGCTGTGCAGGTTTTCTTGCAGTGTTGAAACATCTTTTGCGTTTGCCTTGCGGCCACTGGGTACCGCGATTAACAACTTTCCGCTGGTGCCAGCGAGCCAGCGCGTTACAAAATCAATTCCGCAGGCGGCCTCGTACGCGGGTATTGCCACCGCAGGAATGCGGCCTGTTTGCATCCACTTGTACAGCGTCCAGTGATCCGCCTCACCCATACGCTCCGCAATGCGCTCCACACTCAGGTTGTGCTTCTCCCTCGCGTAGTCCTTACACAGCTCCAGCGCGTTACGCAGGCTGTTTGGCTGGGTGCGCTTCCAATTCCGGCGGCTCATTGGAATGCCTTGCCTACTGGCGCTTTTGCCGCTTCCAAACAAAAACCGTTTTTGCAGCTATGCAGTGCGGCGCTGTTCTGGATAATGGGCTGTGTCAAATTCACTAAACGGAGCATGGTTATGACCGATCAACATTTGCAGGATCAATTGAACGCACTTCGCTTTGCGTTTCTGGCGTTGGCTGACTCGCTTGAGCACCATGAGGTGCTTGATTCACAGCGGCTTCAGGCTCGGATGCGTGAAGGCGCGCATTTGCTTCTTCATCGAGGCGGCCTAGAGAAGGCTGTGCATGATCAAGTGATTGAGCTTGCAGATCAGGTGCTGTTTGATTCGTTTCTTCGTCGTGGCTACTCACATGAAGAGGCCGTGAGCCGAATGCAAAACGATCAGGATCAAGAGGGGTAAGGCATGCAGGATTAACCGAAATGACATCGCCTACTGCGGCCTCTGGTAAGCGAGACACGTCATACTCGACACCATTTACAAAGACGGTCAGGCGTTTGGTTACAGGGCGCTGAACCGTTTCGCCGATGATTGGCACATTGACGGGAAAACCAAAATCATCCCGAGGCTTAGTGTCGTAATGATCTGTAACTGGAAATTGAATGGTTTTCCCCGAAAACTCGCGAACAAACTGCGCGGCCTTCTCAGAGCCAAGTTGCTCCACTAATCGAGACAAAAAGAGGGTGAATTGGGTCATGGTTAATTCCTGTTATTTATTTATCGTTGCGCCTAAAATGCTGCTCAGTGAAAATTACGCTGCATTACGCCGCATGTTGATCAGGGGCTGGCTTAAGTCCCAAATCCACAGCGATTTGGTGGGCAACACCATGAGTGGCTTTAGTAAAGCCATTCAGGACTTGATAAACCGCGTGTGGGCGGTATCCGCGCTCAGCGGCCCATGAGGCCACGGTTACACCTTGTGATCGAAAGGCAGCCTTAATTTGCGCCGCAGTGCGTTGAGTTTTGGCCATTGTTTGATTGCTCCTGAATATGAACTTTTATGAACACAAATGAACTTTAATGAACAAAGTTCATGGTGTCAAGGGCTATATATGAACTTTGATCAGATCATGCTTAGAGCTAAGCAGGCTCTTAAGGTGAGTACCGATAAGGAGGTTTCAGAGCTGCTTGGGATGAGCAAAACCGCTATTGCAGAAAGAAAGAGACGGGGCGCTTTCCCTGAAGACAAACTGAGACTCTTGGCGGTAGAACAGCCAGAGTTAAACTTGGATGTTGATTACATCCTTACAGGGCAAGAGAGTTTGACCGAGAGTGATCGTGACCTTATTGCTGTGCAGCGCGCGTTTTCTGAATCTGCTGGCGTTGGCTTACCAGAGGAAATCGAGTCGAAAATTGGGGAGCTTATTTACTCTTTGAGAAAGCGGAACTTACCAGCGATCAAGCTGGTTCTTAAAGATTTGGCTGAGCTGAGCAATGAAGGCTTTGTTATGGTGCCTCGCTATGATGTTTGCGCCAGTGCAGGAAATGGAGCTGCGATTCATTCTGAAAGCATCGTTGACCATTTGGCTTTCAAGCAGGACTGGATTAACCAAATGGGTTTAAGCAAAAAGGATTTGGCACTGATTGAAGTGCAAGGCGACAGCATGGAGCCAGCGATCATGCATAACGACTTAATACTGATTGATTTGCGTGAAAGCAAATTAAGTGCAAACGGTGTGTATGCAATCCAGCACATGGGGAATTTGTTTGTAAAAAGAATTCAAATCCGCATGGATGGTTCCGTAGTTATCAAAAGTGATAACCCGAATTATGAGCCTGAGATTCTGCAGCCAGCTGAGGCTGAAAACTTAACTGTTGTTGGTCGCGTGGCTTGGTTTGGGCGGCAGTTGTAAGGGGTTATATGCAAATTGAGCCGTTATCAGAAGTGTTTTTTAAGCCAACACTCATAAAGTTGATTAGAGAAATTCAAGCTCCAGTAGAAGCCAAGAAAAAACTCTATGAAGAAATGTTGAAGCAATGCACTAAAAGTACGACTCAGCGTGATGCAGTGAAAGCTTTTAAAACTGTGTTGTATGGGATTACTTGGTCTTGGGAAAGAGGCCGGCAACAATTACAAAGCGAAGGCACTGACGCTGATGAAGATGAACTACTTGGCCTTTTTTTTCTGAAAGTAAATTTTTCAGGTTTTGGTCTTTATCGTCGGGCTCAGCTAAGGAGTATGTTAAAGCGCCCAAACAGATATTTACTTCAAGTAAAGGTTGATAATCAATCGGTTGCCCCTTGCGGATTAAGGCATCTCGAAATAATTAGTCCAGATGACAACTCTATGAAACTTGCACCACCTTGCGATCATTTGCGCTGTGCTTGTAGCTGGTTCGCCATGACGCCGAGACAGTTAGAAAAATTTAGTCGCTAAGGTCTAAGAGAAATTAAGGCCACGGGTGTGGCCTGTGTGGGATGAATAATTATTAATGGGGATATGGCAATGGATGCGGTAACTGTATCGGCTGTTATTGGTGCTGGTTCGGCGCTAGCGGGTGTTTTCCTTTCACAAATCCTTTCAATGCTCCAAGCACGTGTTGAGCGAAAGCACAAACAGCAGGCCTTGCTCCGGGAGAAACTGGAGGATCTGGCGGAGCATTTGGTGCAGACATCGCGGTGGATGGAGGCGTGGTTTCATCAGGCCGTAGCGAACCGAACAAAATCTCAAAAAGCTTCTGACGATCCTCTGCGCTCAAGCGAGGAGGCTCGTCGCGTGTATGTGTTATCGTTATTGTACTTTCCGCGTCTGTTACCTGAATCTCAACGTGTAATGACGGCATTAAATACGCTCCATTTCTTGTCCGATGAACCCAAAATTAATAATGAGAAACTTGTACAAGCCGCCAAAGATTTCGCTGCTGCGAAAAAAGCCTTGGAAGAACTCATTGCAGAAGAGGCAAAAAAGTTGACCCGACTTTAATCATTGCTTGTTGGCGTTATTCCATCAGCTGCCGTCACCCACACCGTAATAAACGGAATTAAATTCACGCACAGTCGCCGGTTATACGGAGACCAGTGCACACCGATCCAAAAGCTTTGCCATCTAAATAAAATCCCCCATTTCATACTCAGAACTCCAACATAGTTGCATGGACTAGCTCTGGTGTGTGCCGTTGATGCCACGCCCAGAAAAACCGCCGCTCCAAGTATCCCCCACGCTTTGCATAAATCTTCTCAATCATTGCTTTGCCCTCCGCTATTAACGCCGTCATCTTCGCGCGCGCGAGGGTGCTGCGTATTTTGACGCCCGTCAAAATACAAAGCCGCCCGCGCTCCGTACTCTGAAGTTCCTGAAGTTAATCAATTAATCACAGCGAACTGAGGAAAATGCGATGGATAAAATCTGGTTATTAATTGTGGTAGTTACCGCATTCGCGCTATTAGCGTGGGTTGCGTTGCTGATGTTTCCTGGTAAATCCATGGCGGAGGCTGTTTGGCCGCGTTTGTTTAGCTGGATTTTGCTGAGTGCGTTGCTGTTTGCCGGTTTGTATTTCGTATCGCCGCAACAGGCTGCTGTGGCGTATTACAAATTTGCGTTAGTGATCGCAGCAGCAATTGCAGGCTATTGGATTGATCGTGCGCTGTTTCCCTATGCACGGCCAGATGGATACCTCGCAGACTTTTGGCAAAAAGGTAGCGATGAACCTGTAGGCCAAGTGGATTTTGTGGTGGTGCGGGATTACAACCGCGTGTTTGCTGCTGCAATGGTTCGCCGCGCGATTATCGTTGGCTGCACAATTCTTGGCGTAACTCTGGGGCTGTGATCATGAATCAATTGAGCTTGTGGTGGCCGCAGATCACGATGATTGTTTTTATGGTGTTGTTTTGCGTGACTGGAATTATTTGTCATGGGCAGCAACGCAAGGTTAGCGCCTGGGTCACTTTTGTTCGTGTGTCGGCACTTTGCTTTTTGCTAACTAAGGGAGGCTTTTTTGCAAGCCCTTCAAGTGCGGCAGAAACAATCCCTAACGCCGCCAAACAGCACCGCGCAACGCTGGTGCGCAGCGCACATGCCGTGTGGGGGTTGGATGCGCCCATCGCTACATTTGCAGCACAGGTGCACCAAGAGAGCCGCTGGAAAATTACAGCGCGCTCACCAGTCGGTGCTGAAGGCCTGGCGCAATTTATGCCTACTACCACCGAGTGGATTGCATCTGTTTACCCCAACCATTTAGCAAACCCGCAACCCTACAACCCCGGCTGGGCCATGCGCGCCCTTGTGCAATATGACCGTTGGATATTCGAGCGCCTGCCAGCCACCGCCCAATGCGAACGCTGGGCGATGGTTCTGAGCGCCTACAACGGTGGCCTTGGTTGGGTTAAGCGTGATCGCAAATTGGCATCGGAAAAAGGCTCCGATCAGCTGATTTGGTTTAACTCTGTCGAGCGGTTCAACGCAGGCCGCTCTGCCGCAAATTTCCGCGAGAACCGACATTACCCCCGAGTGATTCTGTCGCAGTGGGAGCCTATGTATGTGGGTGCTGGTTGGGGTAATGGGGTTTGTGTGGGGTTTAAATTCTGATGCTGCTCAAGAAAATCATTTTCGGATGCCTATTGCTTTGTGCAGCATGTTTATTTGGTTACATGCGTGGCGTTGCAGATACCAAAGAGAAAAACCTAAGCGATGAAATTGCATCGCTTAATAACTCGCTAAATGGTCTGGCCGAACAATCCAAAGAAGCTGGCAAATTGAATTTGCAGCTTAGCCAGACGATCAATGACCGCAAACGGGCTGACCAACAATCCACACAGGTATTTACCAATGCGCTCAACGCTACTGCCCATTTACGTTTTGATTGCCGCTTTGACGACAACATCATGCAGCAGCTCGACCAAGCAGCGGACCGCGCCGACCAAGCCGCAAGCAGCGGTTTTGCTAGTCCCTTGCGAACCGGTGACCCGCCCGTTCAATAACAGCTGCGATGCCACAGCGCAGGCATTACAGCAGCTGTACAACCAGTACGGCGAATGCGCTGGCAAGTATTGGGAATTAATTAAAAAGCAAAGTGAGTGATATGCGCTTATTCATTCATAAATGCAGTGACCCGCAACTGTGGTACGCCGATTTGGTTGGCCATGAGGTGGAGCTGCTGCGCGAAGACAGCGACGGCTATTGGAGCCGCGAACCAGCGGGATACACAAACATAGTGAGGCGCGAAGACGCTGAGGTGATAACAGATGAATATTGAGGAAATAAAGTTTGGCCTAGGCACTGTCCAGTGGTTGGTGATGGCTGCAATTGGAATTTATGCATGGGTAGTTCGGCGTGGATCAGCCAGCAGAACTGAATCAGAAGAAAAGTTTGCTGAGTTAGAGGCTCAAGTACTTGCTGTGCGTGAACGGCTAGTTGCGCTTGAAGCGGAAGTCAAAAATATGCCGACGGAATTATCTGTCAGGGAATTGATCGCTCAGCTAGCAAGCTTGAAAGCGTATCAGGAGGGCAACAAGCAGCAGCTCAACACAATGCAGCATACGGTTAATCGCATTAACGATTTTTTGTTAAACCAGAGGTGATACATGAGCGAGTTCGCACAATATCTGCGTGAAGACATGCGCTTGGTCATTTTGCGCGTGCTGGCCACTATGCCGAGCTACACCGCTAACAGCAGTGTGTTAAGTAGCGGCCTCAATCACGTTGGTCACAATCCCAGCCGCGACCAGGTTAAAACAGAAATCCGTTGGCTTGAAGAGCAAGGCTTAGTCACCGTCGAGCAAGCTTATGACTTGCTGATCGCGCGCATTACCGAGCGCGGTGCCGATGTTGCAGCTGCTCGCACCGTTGTGCCAGGCGTTAAAAAGCCGGGGGCTTAACATGGGCCGAAAATCAGGTATCGACAAGCTGCCGGAAAACATCCGTAACCACATTGAACGGCGTTTGCGTGAAAACGAAATGACGTTGGATGAGCTCATTGATGATCTGCGCGTAGCATTCCCAGAAGAAACATTGCCGAGCCGCAGTGCATTAGGCCGCAAGCGTATGGCGTTCGATGAGATGGCCAAAAGCATGCGTGAGATTGATGCCGCCAGCCGCGCTCTGGTTGCTGAAATGGGTGAAAGCTTTGATGACCGCAGCGGTGCATTGCTTGCCCAAGCGGTTACCACGCTTGCCACCAATGTTGCATTCCAACGCTTGCAAGATGAACCAGAAGATTTGGACGTTGGCGATGTATTGAAACTCGCCCGCACTGCACGTGCAGCACAAGAGGCGCGCGTGCTATCGCTTAAAGAGCGTATGCAGATTGAGAAAATCGCGCGCGAAAAACTGTTGGCAGAGCAATCCGAAAACTTGGAGAAGGAAGCCAAGCAACAGGGCATGAACGAAGAGCAGGTGCAATTCTGGCGTGAACGTGTGCTGGGGATTAAATAATGACAGCTGCAATTAAACCGCTATCCAGCACAGTCCGTGTCGTTGAGTGGGATGAGCTGCCGCCGCGTGCGCGTGAAATTCCAACCAACTTAAATGCGCTTGTTGATGGTGTGCTCATGGCTCACCAAGTGCACGCGCTTAAACTCCGCAAACAATATTCCATTACTGCGTTTCCAAAGGGGCGCCGTACCGGCATTACCTTTGGTGTAGCGCAAGACAGTGTTTTTGACGCAGCAGCAAGCAAGGCCGCTGGAGGTGACAATGTTTATTATATTGGCGACACCAAGGAGAAGGGTCTTGAGTTTATTGGCTATTGCGCAAAGCTCTCTCGTGTTGTTGGTGAAGCACAACGAGGCGGTATCTCGGATATCGAAGAATTCCTTTTTGAGGACATTGACGAAAAAGGAAATTCCAAACACATCACTGCCTACCGCATTCGCTATTCATCAGGTTTTCAAATCACTGCACTGTCGTCGCGCCCGGCAAACATTCGCGGTTTGCAGGGAAAAGTTATTATCGATGAGGCGGCGTTTCACCAAGACGTACAAGGCGTACTGGATGCTGCCACAGCGTTGCTGATCTGGGGCGGGTCTATCACCGTTATCAGTTCGCACAACGGCAAGAACAATCCTTTTAATCAACTCTGCAAAGACATTGAAGCGGGTCGCTATGGCGATGACGCCATCGTTTACACCATCACCTTTGATGATGCCGTTAAGAATGGGCTGTATGAACGCAGTTGCATGATGAAAGGCACCACGCCTACCGCTGAATCAAAAGAGAAGTGGTACAAAAAAATCCGCAACGCCTACGGCCCCCGCAAATCAGCAATGCGCGAAGAGCTGGATGCAATACCACGAGATGGCAATGGCATTTGTATTCCTGGCGTTTGGATTGAGCGCTCCATGAAAGAGGAACGTCCTATCCTGCGTTTGACGTTGGACGAAGAGTTTGTACAGAAAAGCCCGGATTACAGAAAAGAATGGGTCACAGATTGGATTCAGCGCTATGTGGATCCTGAGCTTGCGAAACTTCCAAAAGATTTACGCCATATTGCCGCCCAGGATTACGCACGCCATCGTGACTTCAGTACCATTCCTTTTGGAACTATTGAACAAAACCTCACGCTCACCGTTCCATTTGCCATTGAAATGAACAAGGTGCCTGCAAAACAACAAGAGCAAATTTTGTGGCACAGCTTACGCGGCCTACCTCGGTTTAGCGGTATCTCAATGGATGCCACGGGTAACGGCGAGACAATGGCTGAATACACTGCCGATGAATTCGGCTCTCAGTTTGTGCATCAAATTAAGCTTAACCAAAGCTGGTACGGCACGTGGACGCCAAAGCTACGTGATGCATTTGAAGATGAAGGTATCGACTTGCCGCGCGATGAAAACATGGCAAGCGATATCCGCTGCATTGAAGAAGTTAACGGCATACCAATGATCGTTAAGGCACGCAAGGCTGACTTGAAAGAGCCAGACTTATTTCGCCACGGTGACTTCGGTGTTGCACTAATCCTCTTACGGCACCAGCAATTGAATATGGCATCGCCAATCGATTTTCAATCCACAAACAAACAACGCGCCAGCAGCGATACAAATGGCTATCGCGGTTACGGCGGTAGCAGTCGCCGCACAAATACTGGAGGGTTCCGCTAGTGAACTACGAGCAAACACAATCGGGCATCTTGGTGCCCAAGAGTTCATCGCGCCCGGAGATGCGCGAAGTCGCAACCACACGCGATGGCCGTGACATTACGCGCGGTTATGTTGATCCATTCATACTGCAACAGCCCTCTGACTCAGTGCTGCAGTTGCGTGGCGGTGGCGATTACAAAATCTATAAAGAAGTGCTGCGTGATGATCAGGTTGCGTCATGCTTTGCGCAGCGCCGCTTGGCGGTGATCGCAAAAGAGCTGCAAGTGGATGCAGGTGGTACCAGCCGTGCCGACAAAAAAGCCGCTGATTTTACGAAAGAGCAAATCAAGTCAATGGCATTTGATAATGCCACCGACAAAATGCTGTTCGGTGTTTACTACGGTTATGCCGCCGCAGAAATTATGTGGGGGCGCGATGGTGCAAACATCATTGTCGATAAACTGAAAGTGCGTGATCGTGTGCGCTTTGGATTTGATGGCTTCGGCAACCTGCGATTGAAAACCTTTTCCAATCCTGAAGGCGAGCTGCTACCCGACCGCAAGTTCTGGAGCTTCTGTACCGGTGCCGATCACGACGACGAGCCCTACGGTTTAGGACTGGCCCATTGGCTTTACTGGCCGGTGTTTTTCAAACGCGCAGGCATTCAGTATTGGATGATATTTTTAGAGCGCTTTGGCCAACCGACCACCGTGGGCAAACACCCGACCAATGCAACTGTAGATGAAAAGCGCAAGCTGCTGGACGCGCTGGAAGCCATCGCTACCGACACTGGCATCACTATTCCACAGGGCATGGAAATAGAATTCCTTGAGGCTGCACGCAGCGGCACAGCAGACTATGCGCGTGTGTGCGAGTACATGGATGCCGCCATCGCCAAAATTATTTTGGGGCAAACCGCGAGCACCCAAGGCACTCCGGGGCGTTTGGGTAATGATGATCTGCAAGGCGACGTGCGCGCCGATTTGATCCGTGCCGATGCGGATTTGGTGTGCGAGAGTTTTAACGAAACGGTCGTTACCTGGTTAACCGAGTACAACTTTCCCGGAGCAAAACCGCCGCACGTTTACCGCGTAACAGACCCTGATGAAGACTTGGCAGCGCGTGCAGATCGGGATACCAAAATTTACCAAATGGGTTTTAAACCAACGCTGGAATACATTCGCGAGCAATATGGCGAAGGCTGGGAAGGGCAAAAAAATTCAACGCCGCCTACTGAAGATGGCAAGCTGCCGCCAACAGATGCCGCTGCAGAACCAGAGCAAACACTCGATACCACCGCGCTGGAGTCGCCACAACAAACCGCGCTAAACGGCGCGCAAATCAAATCGCTCGCTGATGTGATTGCATTAGTGCAACAAGGGCAGCTCGACCGCACGCGAGCTTACGCATTGATTGAGGTTGGGTTCCCTGCGATATCAAAAGAGCAGATTGAACGGCTACTCGGCGATGCTGTGAAAAAGACAGCGCCGGTACCGGTGCCTGGCAAAGCGGAATTCGCGGATCCTGATACAAGCCGTGCTACCACACTCACTGATCAGCTGGATGACAAGTTGCAATCTGCTACTGATGTTTGGATTAATCGTATCCGTGAGTTGGTGATGAATGCGGATAGCCTGGAAGCGATACGCGATGGCCTGGCTGAACTGCTGCCCAATATGAGTATTGAGGAATACTCAACGGTAATGACAGAAGCGCTGCGCGTGGCAGAGCTGAATGGTCGCAGTGAAATTATGGATGAGGTTGCCCGTGGAAATTAAAGCATTCAGCTTGCCCTTTGCTGAGCAGATTGAATTCTTTCGCCGCAAACTCAATTTGCCGACACAAAGCTGGGCTGATATTTATCGCGAACAGCATGACTGGGCATTTGTTGTTGCCGGTGCAAATCGCAATGATCTGGTGGCCGACTTTCGCACTGCAATTGATAAGGCAATCAGCGAAGGAACAACGCTCGCTGAATTCCGTGAAGACTTTGACAATATAGTTGCCAAGCATGGCTGGAGTTACAACGGTGGCCGCAATTGGCGTAGCCGCGTTATTTACGAAACCAATCTAAACAGCAGTTACATGGCTGGCCGCTACCAGCAAATGCTGTCAGTCAGTGCGCGACGGCCATTCTGGCGCTACGTGCACAGCGGCAGTGAAAACCCTCGACTTGATCATTTGAGTTGGAACAACTTGGTATTGCGTTATGACGATCCCTGGTGGCAAACACATTACCCCCCGTGCGGCTGGGGTTGCGACTGCCGCGTGCAAGCGCTGAATGAACGCGATATGCAGCGCATGGGGTTGCAGTTGGGTGAAGCGCCAGCAATGGAATGGGAGACGCGCGAGATTGGTAAGCGTAGCCCTAACGGCCCAACTACTGTGCGCGTGCCAAAAGGTGTCGACCCCGGCTTTGAGCATGTGCCAGGGCAATCACGTTTGGAAAGCGCAGTCCCCAAGAAACGCACAGCGCCGCCATTGCCTGGCACCAGCGAAAGCATTGTGCCAAACACTCGCGCCCGCGATGTGCTGCCGCGCCCGCGCTCATTGCCCAATAGCAATCTAAGCAACACAGAAAGTTTTTTGCAGGAATTTGGTGCAACGCCGGAACAGCCAGCAGTATTTAGCGATGCTGTCGGTGAGCGCGTGGTGGTTGGCAATCAGATGTTTGCTACTGCACAACGTTTGGATCCGCAACAGTTGCAGTTGTTATCTCAAACACTGAAATTGCCAGATGAGATTTGGACGTTCATTGAGTGGCATGAGCAATCAAATAGTTCAACAGTACGCCGCCGTTATTTAGCGCGGTTGATGTTACCAGGCAATGCTCAACCCGTGTCCGTTGTATTTGAATTGGGTAGCGATGGTTGGACGGCAATCACATCACTGACAGATGCTACGTTAGCGATTGAAGATATGCGTGTGGGTGTACGTTTATTCGCAAGAGGTGAGTAATGGCAGGTGCCAGTTTTGAATACGATGATGCAGCTGCCCAGGAGCGATTAAACCAGCTTGAGGAAAAGCTGGGGGACTTAACGCCTGCACTGGAAGATATTGGCGAATACCTGATGAATTCGCATCAGCAGCGATTTAAAGATCAGGTGGCGCCAGACGGCACGCCCTGGGCGCCGCTCAGCCCCAGCTATCAACGCAACAAAGCCAGGAACAAAAACCGGATATTGGTTCTTAATGGATACTTGGAGAAAAACTTTCGCTACCAGGTGGGCAACAACGAATTAAACTTTGGTACCAATGTGCCCTATGCAGCGCATCACCATTTCGGTACCAAGCCTTACACCATTAAACCGAAAACCAAAAAGGCGTTGGCGTTCGGTGGTGCGGTAGTTAAGAAAGTGAATCACCCTGGATTAAAAGCGCGGCCATTGATTGGTGTGAGCGACGCGGACACAGCAGAAATTTTGCGGCTTCTGGATGAACATTTGGAGCTTTAACAAACCCCGCTTTAAATCGCCTATGCTGCGCGCAGGGCAAAATGGCTACGGATGCCCAACTTTGCACCTGCCACCGTTTTATAAAACGATTCAGGGGGCTTCCTGCGCGTAAACTCCTGCGCTGATTGCTTGCCCTTGCGATTTTCCCCGCAATACCCGCCTGAAAGGTTTTGACCGGCGTCAAAATACAAAACCAAAATCCCCGCGTAGTCTGCACTCAACACATTAAAAACGGTTGAGAGCAAACCCATGGCAGCAGCCAAAAAATTGTTGGAAATTTTTCGCCCAGGCACCTTTGTGTCAGTTGAGGGCCAACGAATTTCATTTAGCGATGCAGACGTAGCTGCAACTGTTGCGGCGTACGACGTTGCAAAACACAAAGCGCCCTTGGTAATCGGTCACCCCAAAATTGACGACCCTGCCTATGGCCACGCTGTATCGCTTTCGCTTGGCCGCAACAATGTTGTGCTCGCCGAACCCGCCAATGTAGATCCTGCATTTGCCGATGCCGTTAACAACGAACGTTACGACAGCATCAGCGCATCGTTCTGGTCACCTACAAATCCGCGTAACCCCGTGCCTGGTGTTTGGTATGTGCGCCATATTGGTTTTTTGGGTGCAGTTCCTCCTGCTGTTCCAGGTTTAAAACAACCTTCGTTTGCGGATGCAGACGATACCGATCTCATCACCATTAATTTTGCCAACTCACAGGAGCCAACCATGACCCCGGAAGAAAAAGCCGCACTCGCTGCACAACAACAAAAACTGAAAGACGATCAAGCCAGCTTTGCCGACCAGCAAGCAGCCGCTAAAAAACGTGACGACGAACTGGCCGCTCGCGAAAAAGCACTTGCTGCCAAAGAGGCCAAGGCACGTGAGGACGAAATCAATTCGTTTGCAGAAGGACTTATCAAAAGTGGAAAGCTGTTGCCCGTAGAGAAAACCGGCATGGTCGCGTTGTTGGGTGCGTTGCCTGCTGACCAAGAGGTGAGTTTTGCTGATGGTGACGGCAAAACCGTAAGCCAGGCCAGTGCGGATGTGTTGCGTAACTTCCTCAGCAACTTGCCGCCGCGTGTGGATTTTGCGGAGCACAGCGCAGCTGAGCATGAGGAACAGCACTCCGATGCAAGTTTTGCGGCACCCAACGGTTACACGGTGGATGCCAAGCAGTTGGAGCTGCACAACAAAATTACTGCCCACGCAGAAAAACACAACATCAGTTACGCCCAAGCCGCCGCTGTGGTGCGCGCGTAACAGCAACAGTTTGTTAGCAATGCTGTTGTAAACGAACGAAACGCTTTTTCATTTTTAGAGGACTCGGACATGAGTACGCAAAAAAGACCCGTATTGACCATTACCCGCGTTGCCACCGCAGCGATCACCGCTTTTCAGGCGGTGACTGCCGCCGGTGCAGTTGCAGCTGCGGGTGCAGATGCCGTTGGTTTTGCCACCCACAACGCGGCAATTGGTGAAGCTTTTGCGGTAGATGCGCTGGGCACGACTACAGCAATCGCAGGCGCAGCGCTCTCAGCAGGTGCGCGTGTGCAAGTAGGCGCCGGCGGCAAAGTGGTTGCGCACACAACTGGCGTGAGTATGGGCGTTTTGTTGTTCGGTGCGGGCGCTGATCAGCCGGTAGAAATTCTTATCGATAAACAACCGGCGCCGTAATCCTTAACGCTCATTAGTTTTCAGTATTGCGAATTTAAAACTTAATTTTATGGGGGCATGAAAATGTCAATGAACAACAAGCAAGTGCGCGTTATTGATCCGATCTTATCTACCGTTGCGCGCGGTTATCAGGATCCACGTTTCGTGGGTCACCTGTTATTTCCTACTGTATTTGTCACGGCGAGTGGCGGACAAATTATCGAATTTAATAAAGACAGTTGGACTGAGTACAACCTTGAACGGGCACCAGGTGGTGACGTAGTTGAAGTTGACTTCGGTTATGCCGGTAAACCTTACACGTTACGTCAAGATAGCGTTCGCGGAAAGGTGCCGCGCGAATATTTAAGAGACGCAGCTGCTGTTCCTGGTATTGACTTGGGCACGGGTGCTGTCAATAACGCGATGAGCATTATTCGCCGTAGTCAGGAAATTGCCCAAGCAAAATTGGCACGTGATGCAAGCCGTTATGCTGCCAGCAATAAAATGGATCTTACTGCATCCAGCTGGAATAACCCTGATTTGAATCCAGTAACTGGAATCAAATTGGGATGTGAGCAAGTCGCAGATGAAACTGGATTTGAACCAACCAAGTTTGTTCTTTCGGGTGCAGCATGGCGTGCGCTGAGCCTCAACCCACACACATTGGGATTATTCACTCGTGGTGAGGTGGAAGATTTAATCATTACTCCTGCAATGCTTGCGGCAAAACTCGATATTGAAGAGATCGCGGTTGGCCGTACAAAAAGCAAAAACAGTTCTGGCGTTATGGCTCCTGTTTGGGGTACGGATGCGGTTCTTGCCTTCACCCAAGTGGGTGCAATGAACAACGCACTCCCATCTTATGGCTACACCTACACCATGTTAGGTAATCCAGCCGTTGAGCAATCTTGGTACAACAACGGTAACAACTCCTGGATGTACCCCGTCAACAACGAATATTCACCAGTCATTGCCGGTGCAGACGCGGGTTACCTGTTCATAGGTGCCGGTGCTGCGTTCAGCGGCTAACCGAGTCAGCCATGACACCCAGGGATGGGCCTTTAATTAACCATTTCATTTTCAGCAGGTGAATTCCATGAGCCGCACAATTATTTACATCGCACTCTGTGCCATCGTATTGGGGAAAAAAGTTATCAATCCGGGCGAGCAATTACCCGATGGTATTGCTACCGGAAAAATTCAAGCGCTGCTCGACAATAAGTCGATTGAGGCAAAAGAAATCGATGCCGAACCAGTGAAAACTAAAAACACAGTAGCTTCTAAGCCTGCTCTAGTCCCCGACGCAAGTGCCACAGAAGTTACCGGCGATGGTTCTGGGAAAAGTCTGCCTGATGTCTCCAACACCGAAAAGACAGCGGAAGGTATGGGTGGCGAAAACACAGCAATCATCAAACGTGCGGTTAGCAAAGATGATCGTGTGATTGAACTCAATGCATTGAGTGCTGCTGCACTGAAAAAAGTTGCTGGTGAATTGAATGTTTCTGGCGCTGCTCAAATGAAAAAAGAGGCACTGGTGGAAGCAATCACTGCCGTTGAGTTTGCGGTATCTGACAAAGAATAACCCCGAGAGGGCGTGTCGGGTTGCTCCTAGGGCGGCTCGATAATCTGAATCACTGTTGTTGTGGATAGTGATTTGGTAGCCCGACAAAGAACGCTGCACTGGCACAACACAGGTGCAGCACCTATTCGAGACTGACCATGGCCTACATCACCCACCAACAGTTGCTTGATCGCCCTGGCTCACGTGAGCTGGCCGAAGTGGCGAGCAATGAAGATGGCGACATGGTGCCTTACGAATTAATGGCGCTCACGTTAAGTGGTGGTGATCGCAGCGCATTTAATGCAGAACAAATTGCCAATGCTGATGCAGCCCTGGCGCGCATCGATGACGCCGTTGCGGATGCAGATGGTGTGATTGATGGGTACCTGCGCAAAGCGGGTTACACGCTCCCGCTGGATCCGGTGCCGCGTTTGGTTGTTGTGTGGTGTCGCGCGATTGCCCGCTACTACCTGCACAAAAACCGCCGTAGTTTGGAAAGCGACGACATCATTGTGCGCGATTACAAAGACGCGCTGCGCCTCCTGGAGCAAACCGTTAGCGGCAAGCTTTCCCTGGGCGCGGATGATGATGTGGTAGAGACCGGTGCGGGCATGCCGCAGGTCATTACAGGCAGCCGCCGCATGCGCGATGCACTGCGAGATTTTTGATCATGGATTTTTTTAACGCTGAATTAATCCAGGAGCGGTTGCGTGATCCGCAATTCAAATTCGGAAACGTTGAAGGTGCAGCTGAGTATGCAGCGGTAGAGCGGATCGGCAGTTTTAGGCAGAACACATTGTTTGTAGTGGTTTCAAAAGAGCGCAACAAAAATTCAGGCAAACCGGCGGTTTCTAAGCGCGCAATCGCAGAAGTCAACTTTGGGATTATTTCAGTAGGCAGAAATTATCGCGACACAACCGGCGCCGCAGCACTACAAGACATTGGCCCCGTCATCGGCAGAGTTCGTAACGCGATAATGGGTTGGAAACCGCACGAATGTTTGGATCCATGCCAGTGGTTAGAAGGCAATGTGTTGGATTACGACAAAACCAATTTGCTGTGGCTCGATGTTTTCACCACCAGTTACACGATTGGTAATTAAATTTTAATCACTTGATAGGAGGCCATCATGGCTTTTTCAGTTGTTCATAGAGAAATGTCTTACATCGGTGTTGGTGCGGTCTACTTAGAAATGTTGGGTAGCGGTGCCGGGCTTCTGCCAGTGGGCAACAACAGCCAGTTGGAATATGCGTTTGACGAAGAGAAGCAAGAGCTACCCAATTACATGACGCCCGGCGGCGGCAATGCAAACGTGCAAAGTAAGATCAGCAGCTTTACCGGAAGCATGGTGTTGCATGACTTCACTCCTGAAAATCTCGCGCTTGCCTTGCGCGGTTCCGTCGCCGCTGTTGTTGCCGGTACCGTTACCGATGAGGTTCAAGAATGTGCGGGCGTTAATGGTGAGCTGATCCCATTTGATTTCCCCATTGACCACAGCGCAGCAATCACCGTTAAAACTGCTGCCGATGCAGCTCTGACTGTAGATGTGGATTACACCATTACCTCAACCGGTATTGTTGTGATTGGTGATGGTGATATTACCAACGCAGGCGTGAAAGTCAGTTACACCAAAGCGGTTGGTGCAATTATGGAAGCGCTGGTTGCCTCCGGCCAGGAATTCCGCCTTCACTTCGATGGTGTGAATGATGCGCAAAGTGGTAAGCCTGTAGCGATTACTAATCATCGCATTAAATTTTCACCGACCAGTGGCCTCGCATTTTTAGGTTCTGAGTTTGGTGAAATTCCACTTCAGTTCGATGTACTGAGTTCGCCCAGTGTTGTCGGTTCTGGCTTGTCAAAATACATGCGCATCGCACAAGCAATGTAATTTCTACCGTTCGTGTTCATCTGCTGAGGCGGATCAATCAAGGCACCGCAGGGTGCCTTTTTTGTTAGCGAATAGATTCCTGGATTAATCATGGCCGTCAAAGACTCCGTTTTAAATTTCATCATCAAAGCCAAGAATATGGCTGGTGATGTTGTTAGCAAATTTCGTAAAGACGTTGAAACCCTGGATAGCACCAGTGCTGATGCAAGTAAGTCTGTTGACGCCCTGGGTGCAGCAGCAGACGGCCTAGGCAAAGACGCTGGTAGTGCGAGTGCAGGCACCGACTCTCTTAATAACACGCTCAATGATGTCAGTGAAAATGCAAGCACTGCCGCGCAATCGCTGGATGCTGCCGATAGCTCAATGTCTGATATTGCCAGTGCAGCAAAAAGCGTTAATGACTCTACCGAGTCAGCCAGTAAATCGCTCAATGATTTGGGTGATACAGCACAAGACCTGGGCGACAACACTAAAAGCGCTAGTGCTGGTACCAAAGCGCTCGTCACCGCCGTGGACGATATTGATACCAAAGCGACTGACGCGAGTTCAGCAGTCAGTGATTTGGGCGATGTTGCCAAAGACTTGAGCGATAACACTAAAACCGCCGGTGCCGGTGCTAAGGCGCTCGGCGATGCCATGGATGAAGTTGACACGAGCGCGACTGAAGCGGCGTTAGCATTGGCAAAAGCCGAAAAAGAAGCTGCCGAATCTGCCCGTAAATTACATGAGTCCGGCGTTGCTGCAGATAAAGCAGCGGCGTCTGTCGGAAAAATGGGCCAGCGTTATGATGCAGCGGGCAAGCCCATTGAAACCGCCCGCCAAGAGATCAAAGCAACCAACGATGAGTTAAAAGAAACAGAAGGCAGTACTGCAAAAGCGGGCACATCCATTGGTTCATTCACCAAGCGTTTACTCGCATTGGCTGCTGCGGCTGTGGGCATCCACACGATTACCAATGCGTTTAAATCCATGCTGAATACCGGCGATCAATTCGAGCGCCTATCTCTGCAAATGGAACAAACAATGGGGTCGCTGGCCGCCGGTGAGCAGGCCACTGAGTGGGTAAAGGACTTTGCTAAAAACACCCCCCTCCAACTGCAGGAAGTGACTGATACCTTTTTGCGGTTGAAAAACTTTGGCCTTGATCCGCAAGCCGGTGCCATGCAAGCCATTGTCGACCAGGCCGCAAAACTCGGCAAAGGCTATGAAGCGGTAGAAGGTATTTCCCTGGCATTGGGCCAAGCCTGGGCAAAGCAGAAGTTGCAAGGTGAAGAGATTCTGCAGCTCATTGAGCGCGGCGTTCCCGTGTGGGACTTGCTCGCTACCACTACGGGTAAGACCACAGCCGAAATTCAAAAAATGTCCGAGGCTGGTTTGCTTGGTCGTGATGCAATCAAAGCAATGATTGATGAAATGGGAAAGCAAAGCGCCGGTGCTGCCGCGCAGAATATGAGTCTGCTGTCTGGCTACATTTCTACTCTTACTGATGAGTGGCAATTATTTTTAAATGAGGTTGCCAAGTCTGGCGCGTTGGATTACGCGAAAGATCAACTGCGTCAGTTGATTGATTATATTCAAGAGCTGAAAGCGAATGGCAAGTTAACTGAGTACGCCCAAAATATTAGCGATGCGTTTATCTCAATTTCAGAAGCGTCCAAGTCGGTTGTTCTCGCAATCAAGGACAACATCAGCAATTTTGCTCTACTGGCACAAGCCTATGCCGCAGTGAAATTGGCTGGTTTTGCGAATGACGCAAAAAACTTGGCGGTAACGCTGGGTACCACTCTGGTTACCGGCACAACTGCTGCCGCTACTGCTACCAAAACCCTCGCTACTGCAATGCGCGCCTTGCCTTGGGTTATTGTCATTGATCAAGCCGTGAAAGCGACACAAGCCTATTTTGACTTGCAAAAAGCAAAACAAAATTTAGCTGCGTCGCAAGCCACACTAACCAAAGTGCAGGCTGATGAAATTGCCAAAATTAAGGAGTTCAACGAGCAAACCGGGCTAAGTGTTCAGACGCTCGATGAAATTATCAACATGCAAAAAGCGGGAGCTGTTGCGGTTGATGAATACACAGGCAAATGGCGCTTGGCTACAGACCAGTTGACCGAAGCCGAAAAAGCCCAGCGCGTGCAAGCCGAAGCAACCGCAAAAGCAAAAGCTGAAACAGCAGCATTTGAAAATCAATTTGAAGGGCTGATGGGTGTCCTGGCTGAGTCCCAGAAAGCAGGAAAAGATACCGCTGCTGTAATTGCCGATATTGGTGCCGCTGCCCTACAAAGTGGTGAGCGTGGCGTGGAATCGTTGTCACTTGCTATTGGCCAGCTTGCGCAAGGTGGCGATGAAGCCAAAGCAAAATTAAAGGATGGGTTAGCTGCATTTTTGGTCTCTCTGAGTGAAGAGCAGTACTCGAAATTTGGTGCCGGTATTGAGGCGGCGCTGAAGCGCATTGAGGGAGGTGCTGATCAAACTAGTAATCGCCTTTCCTTCATGAAGACCATTCTGGAAGCTGATCTTGCTGCTGCAGCTCAGCGCGCAGGTGTGGATATTGGCAAGGTACTTACAGGCATTGACGATGAATCCAAAACCGCTATTGGTGCGTTTGAAAACCTTGCCACAAAAGTTAAAGCTGCCGGGTTGGAAGGTGAAAAAGCCAATCTTGTTTTAAGAAATGGGCTACTCAACACACTAAAAAGTATGGATACCAGTAAGGAGATTGATGCAACCATTGCGTCAATTAACGAGCTGATAAAACAAGGTGACATCACCAAAACGCAGGGCAATGAACAAGTTGCACTGGCAGAAAAGCGCCGCCAGGAAATTCAAAATGGAACTAACGCCCAAAAGACTGCAAGTGAAGAAAACGAAAAAAATGCTGGCACTTGGATATTAATAGAGGATTCCTCCAAAAAAGCAACCAGCGCCATGCAAGGTGCGGGGAGTGTTGCCAAGTTTTTACAAGACGCTTATTTCGCCCTGCGTGCCGAAGTGGAAGCACTGGGGCCAGCGGCGGTTGCCGCGTTTGAAAAGCTCCAAGGTGTGCGACCAAACACTGCGCCTATCACTGGTGATTTTGCCGAGCTGAAACAAACTATCGCTGACACCTCCACTGAAATTGACCGCTTGCAAAAAGTGTCCACCACCATGGACGTTACCGGCATTAATCGTTATCTGCGCGATACAATGATTAATGCTGCGCAAGTTAAACAGGAATATGCCGAGCAAAAACTAGCATTAGAGCGTTTGCAGCAAGCCTATTCAGACGGCGCGATATCCGCCCGTGACTTTATTAACTCCGCACGCGGTGCTGCCAGTTCCACCAGCCTGTTAAACCAAGCCGACCTTTCCGCACTTAAAAACCAAATCAAATCCGCCCAGGAACAGATGGAGAGTTTCCGCGCATCCACCCAGGGCACGCTCAACAGTTTGCAAAGCGAATTAGCCAGCCTGCAGGGCAATGCGGAACGTGTTGCACAACTGGCGTATGAAGCGCGCATTGCTGACCTTAATGCAAAACTGGAAGACGCGCGGGCAACCGGTGATAAAGAGGCAATCACCAACGCTCAGCAAGCACTGAAAATTGCACAAGACATTTTCAACATCAAAAAGCAGCAAATCGCTGAAGAGAAAAAAGCCCAGGAACAAGCACAGGAAAAAGCGAGACTTGAGGAAGCTGCACGGAAAGTGGAAGAAACAAAAACTCAACAGCAAGCATCGCAGCCACAAGCCCAACCGCAAGCGACCCCACAACCGGCCAATGTGCAGCGGATTGAAATAGCGTTGCCCAGTGGGCAAACGGCAAACCTCACTGGTTCTGCCGATGACATAAACAACTTACTGAACTTTTTAAACGAAGCGGGATTGAGGTCAACACAATGATTTTGGGCGGCGTAGACATTACCGACAATTTTGTGTGGTCGGACGAATTTAGTTACAACCAGGTGGAGCAATCGCAAGAGCGCAGCTTAACGGGCGGCATGATAATTCAGGGCGCCGTTAAACAATTTGGCCGCCCAATCACACTGGGTGAAAGTTGGTTGTCGCGTTTCATTGTTGATGCGCTCTTCGCATTGGAAGCGACCACCGCACCAATGTTGTTAGAGCTTGCCGATGGCCGGGAATTTACCGTGGTGTTTGATCGCTCGCGCGGCATTGCTATCGATGCAAAACCCGTGGATGGCTACGTGCTGGCCGCGAACGATCCGAACTGGCAATACAAAGTGACTATTCGTTTATTGACCGTTGAACCAACCCCTGAAGAGGATGAATGACTGTGACAATTACGAGCAATGACATAAAGCTAATGCAGTCGGAGCGGCTGACAGAAGATTCTGATGGCGGCGGCCAGATGACAGGCCTGCCGGTGATCGACGGCGATATTAATAATTTGTTTGAAGATATCAGTCGGGTTGACCGCACCTACGGTGACGTAAGTTTGCGCAAGGCATTTTTAAAAGTGGATACGGCCACCGCTGACCTGTATTTGGATTCCCACGCGATTCTCAGTGCGCAACCGGCTGATCCAAATGTCAGTGGTCTGCTGTTCACTACCAGCGATTTTTATGATCAGCGATCATCTGCCCGTCAGCGTATTGAATCGTTTGTTGTTGCTGGCCCAGTAACCGGAATGTTTTTGCGGGGCACACAGTTGCAAGGGCAACGTGCGTTGATTGTTTACACGCCATCGGTAAATAACACCACGCCACCGGAAATTGGCGAAACATACATGCTGCAGTACAAGCAGGATTTGAATACGCGTCAGTTCGTTAAAGTTTTAAATGTGCAGCAATCAGTAGAACGATTTACCTACACCATCATCAATGGTGACATTCGTACATTTACAGCAACACAGTACATTATTGAACTGTCGTCCGAGTTGAAGATGGATTACCTGGCAAGCGACCCGCAACCGCTGCCTAATAACGACAGCAAGCTGTACAGCACTCAGCCTGCAACGTCGGCCAAGTATTACGGTACAACGGTGCTATCACAGCCTGCGGCGGCTGGCGCTACCAGCGTGCGAGTCGCAGGTACGTTTGCGCCTATTATCCCAACCGCATCCAGTGAGACGCCGGTAATTGATCAGCGCCCCGGTGGTTTCGTTAGTCAGATCGTTCCGTCCTCATCGCAAACCATTGCAATACCCGTGGTGATTGCTGCAAATACGCAAAGCGCACTACCAACCCCGGTGGTGCCTGGCTCCGTATCATTTAGTGCGGGTGGTACCGCCTATGTTGATAAGGGAGGGAAGTTTGTTAACGCCAGTGGTGAGGCTGGACCACTGGCTGGGTCTGCAATTGATTATCGTACGGGTGCTATCACCTGGTCTGGATCTGTAGCGGCCACAGTCAGTTTTACGTATCGCCCCGGCACGCTGCGTCAGCAACTACCGAATACTGGCAGCATCGAAATTGATGAAACCAATCGAAACTTTAACTATGTGCTGACTATTGACCCGCCTCCGGCACCAACAACATTTAATGCGTCCTATCAATACCTGGGGAAATGGTACGAGCTGCAAGACGATGGCACCGGCACATTGACCGGCGATGGTTCAGGGCAAATTAACTACACAACAGGGTCAATTGTTTTAACGCTGCAAGCACAGCCAGACGCCAACTCATTGATTTTCTATCGCTGGACGGATGCAGATTTGTATACCCCTGCTGCTGCCGACTCATTCAACGGCACAACTCCGCTCAATATTTATCTCGACAACAAAATGGTTGTGCCTGGATCAGTAACGATCACCTGGACAAGTGGTACTGCAAAAACGGCGACTGATGCAGATGGTGTAATCAGTGGCGATGCAACAGGCCGCATTGATTACGCAACGGGCATCATTCGATTGACGGCAGCAGCAGTGCCAAATGCTGGTACCGGTTGGACGGTGCAATACTCACATAAAAATCAAAGCGAGTTAAAAACATCAAACGCGGTACCTAATAACACAACCAAAGCGGATATATCGCTATCAGCGGGTGCGAATTGTGAGCCCGGATCTGTATCGTTTCGGCTCATAAAATCCATTAAGAAAACAGTAGTAAACGGCAGCGGCATTTTGTTGAGCACTACGTACTTTGATCTCTATCGGAGTATTACCGATAACGGGAATGGATCGCTGATTGATCGCAGCTATGGGGAAAATACGGTTGTCGGTTCAATCAATTACACAACGGGGCAGATTGTAGTCAGTGGTAATGCGTTCCTGAAAAACTACAACGAATAGGTGATTTATGACGATTAGTAACGTAGCAACATTGTATCGATATGAGGCAGACAAGGTAGCTCAAAACAGAGCGCAATATACACGTGAAACCGCATTTGAAGTGATCCGTGCACATAATTGTGATGTCAGCTATCAGTTGGCCGCAGGCACATCACAAACAGTGACAGAAGCAAAAACCATGGCTCAGTCACCATGGCGGTTTGAGTTAATTGAGCGTGGCCCAATTGTGCCTGGCAGTGTGATATTGCAGATAGCGGGTGAACTGTTCTTTGATGATGCTGAGGGCAATATTGTGCGCAACTATTCGACATCGACGGGAGCCGGTACGGTAGTTGGTCTAATCGATTATGAGTCAACCAGGTGCACAATTGATAACTATACCGGCAGGCCGTTGACCGCAACGGTCACACCCATTGCGATAGTTGTGGGGGATGACTGGAGTGTATTAAATCGCACGACATTCCGCACATCCGCTGCACCGTTGCGCCCAAATGGTTTTAATGTGCGTGCCGATAATGTGGAGACTGCTGTGCAGTACAACGGCCAAGCCGATAACCAGGGCGCGATAACGGGCGATGGCATTACCGGTGATGTCGATTTGCAAAAAGGTTTAGCAGAAATCACTTTTCCTGCTCCTGTGTTGGCATCTACCGTGTTTTATAACGCGGTCTCGTACAAACAAATTCCACTGGATCCAGCTATTCTCGGTTTGGATCCAGTACGCCTACCGAGCGATGGCCGCGTACCAATCGTACGCGATGCCGATATCTTGGTTATCACTCACACCAAAAAAGATTTGGTAAATGCGCCAGCGGCAGGCTTGGTGGTTAACGCAGGGCGTGATCGTTTACACGATGCCTGGTTTGAAGATTCCGTGGGTACACGATTGGATCCAGCGCAATACACGCTGAACAAAGAAGCCGGTACTGCAACGCTGGCCACGCCATTCGTCGCACAAGATGCTGAGAACAACGCACTTGTAGGGGATTTGTTTTTCGTGCACCGCATTGACGACATGGCGCTCTGCACTGAGGCGCGAATCGATGGCACGTTGCAATTGGCGCAACCGCTGTATCACAATTTTCCAGCGGATGAAACGTGGGTTGCGTCCGCAGTTTATTTGGGCAATTTACGCGGGCGCGTTAAAAACTTTGCATGCTACGTAACAGATCCTGGCTACGGTGGCACTGGCACACCATCGAATGGCCAATACAATCTGGTCAATTACCCCATTGCTATCGATAACCGTGGCTCTGTGCCGGAGCGCTGGAAGATTATTTTCACCAGCACAACTGCATTCAGGTTACTTGGTGAGCATCGTGGCCAAGTGGCGACAGGAACCACCGCTGTCGATTTTTCCCCTCTCAATCCGCAATCTGGCACACCATTTTTTACTATCAAATCAGACGGCTGGGGTGCTGGTTGGGCAACGGGTAATACCGCCGTTTTTGAAACTGAAGCCGCTGCCGCGCCGTTGTGGTTAATACGCACAGTATTGCCGGGGCAGGCAACGGTTGAAGATGATTCGTTAAAAATTGAATTACGTGGAGACCACAACTAATGACTGTAACTATTTATCGTTCCACTGATGTTGGCGCGCCCGCATTACCCGCCAGCGGAAATTACAATGCTGCAAATTTTTATATTGAATTGCTGAAAAAATGCTTGGTAGACGGTTATGAAAGCAAGCCAGGAGCAGGCTGGAGTGTGATTTACGATGACACTACTCCAGGCAAGCGCCGTGCGGCATTTGGTAATGGGAATGGTTGTATTGAGTTTATTACATGGAGAACGCAGTCGCTCGGAATACTGATATGGGATTCAATTACAACACCTGGTGTCGGACGGCTAGTTGACGACAGTTTTTCCAGCGTAATGAGCACTGGTATAAACGGCTGGAAATCTGCATTCAACCCAGCCCCTGGCGTTGCAAGCGGAAATATAAATTTAATTCATATGCCCACTGTTAACAGTGGGCAAAGTGCAAATGTGGCATGGACGATATTTGCAGATGACAAGAGTGCATGGGTGTTATTTCACTATCCCAGCTCAAATGGAAATTCTGTGATATCGAGCATGCCATCGACTAGTGATGCATATCACTCTCAGGTTTTTTTCGGTGCGTTAAAAAGCCCTGATTTATTACGCACGCAATTGGGAAATTTTTTTATATTGAATGGACAGCGTGCTGCTGGAACAAGCACCTCGCCCACTTCGGTTTCTCAGAGTTCTTGGTCGTTAATGTGTGGATTACGAACTCCATCTAATACACTGCCATCTGTCGCCAATGCATCAACATTTTCGTGGCTCATATGGGGCCAGTCGGTATCTGGAAACTTCATTGCAAATCCGCGGAGCTCGGTTCGGCTGCTATTACCGATAGTGGTTACCTACAACGGTACAGATGTAGACAAGCCCACGAGCGTGCCTAGTGCGAATGCTCATTATGCATTCGCTACTATACCCGGCATTGCAGAGTTCAGTGAATTTGGCAACTCAAATACTTCATCGTATTGGATTTATTGTAATCAGGATCGTGGGGCCAGTTGGAATATGCAGCCATACACTGTGAACACAGAGGATTGGATGCCATGGAGTGCAACATCCACTTACCTTAATTTAGGCATCACCGATGCGGCAAATTGGTGGGCGTAAATGACGATATCAGTAACCAATTGCCCAATGATATTTTCAACTCAGCTAGATTGGATTGAGCTGCCAATAACAGTATTGGATGCCAACCCAGACCCGCTACCGCTGTTGCAAATCTATTCTGCTGGTCTTCCACTCAATGCCCAAATGAATATAGAGGCAGCTGGATCTATAAGGATTCCTCGAAAGCGCTACCCTAGTTTTATTTCATTTATCGGCCAAAAAATTAACGAAACCAAAGTCTATATTGCACTCAATGTAGACTTGTTTGGTGCAGTTGTTTTCAATTTATATGCGGTTGATGAGAGTGGCAGTAGTGGTGGTGGATCTGATGGTGATTACCGCGTAGCAGGAACTGTGAAAATAAATAGTGTTGCTGCGCAACGTGACCTGGTAATTATTAGTGATAACCCAAGTGGGCGGGAAATTGTTGGCGAGGGAGAAAGTGCTGGTGACGGTACATTTGATTTAACGTACACCGGTTGGGATGGTGCGGTATTCGTGGTCGCAGTTGATAATTACGGCGCTGATTTTATTGCCAGCGCACCGCTCAATGCAGGCGCAGTTATTCACCCAACTACACCCAATGGTTATGTTTATGTAGTAACCGAAGCGGGCACAACAGGTGCCTCCGAACCTGCGTGGATCACGGCTGGTAGCGTGGTAAGTGGCAGTGTGACATTCGCACCCCGCGAGTATTACCGTCCAGTCGGTTGGGGCCCGCAAAAAGGCGCGTTGGTCGAGTAATGGCGTACATCATCGAACCGTGGAATGGTATCTCACTCAATTTGAGTGATGGGCCATTCACGCTGTCAGATTCGCTATCGATTAATCTGGATTTTGTTTGGATCAGCTTCCCGCCATTGCCGTGGGTTAGCCCATCGATCACCGCTGAATACACAGCTCCCTTGTTTACTGCAGGTATCGCTGGATCATCAAATTTGATCCAGCAAATTGCAGCACTCAGCACCGATGATCTTCGATCAGTTTTGTGGAGCACAGCTGGCGCTGCACAGCAAAATTCACAGATTCGATTCAATGTTGCAAACACGAGCGACGACGCAAGAATGTCCATATGGTCGCTCGCTGAATCTGTAGCAGGCAGTCAAGTTTTGCCCTGGAACTATACCGGTACCGCTGACGGCCAACATGCTTCTGTGTGGGGGTTTGCACTACAGAGTGACCGAACCGGTTTTGTCAGTGGTTGGGTGATGAATACCCGCTATCGTGATCGTATCGCTACGTTAGATTGGTTTAGTGTGAACCTGAACGGGTTCATTTACGACGACTCAGCAGCGATGCTGGCACTACTCAATAATGACAATCCTCTCGCAATAAATTTGGATTTTTCGGGTGTGCCAGCAGCACTCGAAAGTGCTACAAAAATACGTTTGCAATTTGGCTTTGTAAAACCTAAGCGCCCGAGTGTCCCGCACGACATCAGCAGAACCATCACCGCTCGGAAAGCAACCCCGCGTGACACAACCCGACTCATTCCCTGGGGCGCTGGTACCAGCGTATGGAACAACTGGAATTTACCGTACCCGGTAGATAACGGCCCACCGATTCCGCCCGATCCCATAGACCCTCCAGCCCGAAAAATTGTGTACCTAATTATGAACACACTACAAGTAACCGATGTTGCAACCGGCACCCCGCTCGACATTCAGGGTGTAAATATTTCTGTAGATATTGACTCGCTAAGCTGGAAATTTTCCGGCACGGTTTACGGTCAGGGCACGCTGGATTTAGTGCGCCCGGATGAGGATGGGATGAAAGATATTCACGTCACAATTAACACTCATGAGTGGGTGTTCAGCATTGAGCGCTACACCAGTGACGAAAAGTTCCCAACAACTAAATTTTCAATCTCTGGTGTAAGCCGCACGCAATACATGGCGGCACCGTTTGCCCCAGTTCGGTCATACACCAACAGCAGTGCGACCACAGCAGCACAGGCCGCCAATGCGGAACTGGAGAACACCGGTTTTGCTCTGGCTTGGCCGACTGCGGGCGACGGCGATTTGCCCGACTGGATTATTCCGGCAGGTGCGCTCAGCTACCGCGATAAAACACCAGCCCAAGTCGTTGCGCAGATAGTTACTACTGCAGGCGGCGTGATGATTCCGTCGATGGATGCCGACAGCTGGATCATCCAGCCACGTTATAAAACATCGCCCTGGAATTGGGACACAGTGACACCCGATGCGGCGATATACATAGGCATGGTTCGCAGCCGTTCTGCGCGCTATGAGCCTGCGCCTGCGTATGACTCATGTTTTGTGAGTGGTGTTAGCCAAGGCGTATCAGTCGATGTTCAGCGTGCTGGTTCCGGCGGTCTGAATCCGATGCCTGACGTGCTGGACGATCTCATTACAGCTGCTGCACCGGCTATAAGCCGTGGCCGCAATGAGTTGGCAGCAACAGGCAATAAGGTGGTGGAGACGTTAAGCGTACTGATCCCCGAGCAAGGCGCGGCTCCAGGCGTTCTGCGCCCAGGGCAGATCATCACAGTAACGCACGACAACCCGGACAGTGACTACGTTGGTTTGGTCATTGCCAATAGCATCAGCGTGCAAAAAGCCGGAGGTGCTGAAATCTATCAATCAGTCACATTGGAGCGTCGCGCATGAGTACTGCTAACCCATGGGTCAAATTCAAAAAGCTGCTGCAAGGTGAAGGCCGTGCGGTGGTAACGGTCGTCAGCAATAATGGTGATGGCACCAGCACCGTGACTACGCGGGGCGGTGTATCCATTATCGTCAAGGGCGAAGCTGTTTCATCAGGAGCAAAAGCGATGATTGAGGGGGGCGAGCTGCGGTACGAAGTTCCGAACCTGGCTAGCTCTGTTGTGGAGGTGTGATAAGTAGTCACGCACTATCAGTTGGGCCACCAGTTAGCACATAGCTGCGGAACCGGCGGGGTTGTTCTAGAATTGGCATTTATTCCGACACTAATTTAGGAGCAGGTATGCCCAACCAATACCAAGATGTTATCGAAGAAACCGCAAAAGCCTCAGATGAAGTTCAAGATACTTTCAAGAAAAAGCCGATATTGTGGTGGGTCTTATTAATCGCAGCTGCCGTGTTCAGTATTTCATTGGTATTGTATTTCTATCACTTCCGTAATGGGTTTAGTGATGATCAAGCGGTTTGGGGTCAATTTGGGGACTTTATGGGAGGGTTAGTTAATCCTATCGTCGGACTCCTGACCATCGGACTCTTAACCGTAAGTCTCAATCAGTCCAATCTTGCTCTTCATCAAACAGCTCAAGCACTGAAGCAGTCTGAAGCCGCACTTAGGCAGTCGGGAGAAGAGATAAGGCTGGCTAAACAGGCTTTATTGGATAATCAGAAGATTCAGGCGGCTACCGAAGTTGCACTTTCTCGACAGGTTGCTGTGGCTGAGGACACAAGAGATATTGCCAATGCGATGGCGTTGATGAAACATTTCGAAGAAGTCTACAACAGCTTCAAACAACGAGAGACATACGTAATGGGTTTATCGGGTAACCAGATGGAGGAAATGTCTAGAGTTCGCGATCAATTGCAAGCTTCGCGTGGGCACCTCGCAGAAATGGTTGGGATAGTTGAAACGGAAAGGCAGAGGCTAGTGAAGAAGTTTAATTTACATAAGTAG